ATCGGGTAGGACTCATTCACACCATCAAAGTTGGCAGTGATGGAATAAGTCGGATTCCATGAGGCAAACTCAAACTGCAGGTTGGTCCACTGCTTGTGGTCGACGTTGTTATCACCTGCATGGCCCCGGAAGGAGACCGAGGTGGCAATCTGTTGGATCGTGCCTACACGATTGCGGTCCTGCAGTGCCTGGTAGTCGAAGTTGTGGATGAACCCGCTGTTGTCAGCCCAGCAGAGCGTGTCTGTGCCAGCGACCACCAGACGAGTGTAATACCGTGGAACAAGCAGCGAGCCTTCCCAGTATCCTTCCCACGCTTGGTTCAGGAAGTTGTAGACCAGGGTGCGTTGGTTTGTCCCGTCGCCACCTTCCACCGGGACGCTCAGGATGTAGCGGTTGTTGTAGTAGGCCCCACATGACTTTCTCCAGTTAGCTTGGTCGATCTCCTCTATGACATCCTGAATCGGATCTGACAACGGCAGCACCACCGACTGGCTGATGCCAAACTCGGTCTGCTTGAGACTGATTACACCGCGCTGACTAAGGAAGACGATGTCTGACCCGGTGGACGCAATAGACGCCTGGCTGATGCATCCAAACTCCCGGGTAACCTCGGTGAGCCGGGTAGTCGACAGGTCGCCGTAGAGGTTCTCCACAGCAAGAATGCTGCGTTCCTTGAAGACTATCAGCGTGGTCGTGTTGAACGGGTACAGGGCCACCACAGCGTCATTGGCACCGGTGTTCAATTTGAACTCATTCAGGATCGGGCTGTAGTGCAACGGATCCAGCACGTCGGACACTGCCAGGTAGTCGGGACCGTAGAGCAGCAGCAGACGGTTTTGAAAGTATAAGCCTTCACGGCCAGCCGGTACGTTGGCACCGGAGGCAGAGGACTTCTTGATCGTTCCGGTAATAGTGTCGGACGTGATCTCCGTAAGAGTCGACGGCTTGGGTACGGTCACAACCACTGACGTAGCGGTATGCCCCGGGTTGGTGATAGTGACCGCTGTCACCTTGCCGTCAGTGATGGTAGTGGTTGCGGTTGCACCTGTTACGCCAGTGATTACCGGGACTGGTGCGGTCACGTAACCAGCGCCCTGATTCACGATGGTCAAGGCGGTTACACCTGATCCAGCAGGAGCGACAACTGTTACCGTTGGAGGCGTAGTGTACCCTGATCCAGGTGTTGTCACGGTAAACCCGGTGACTTTACCGCCAGAGACGGTTGCTGTAGCCACAGCACCGCTTCCACCGCCGCCTGAAAATGAAACACCTGGAGCTGTGGCATAACCAGCACCACCGATTCCAAGAGTGATTGAGCCAACCGTTGCCCCTGAAAGCACTGCTGTCCCGGTTGCAGTAACCGCGCTGGCTGTTGCGGTTATGGTAGCGACTGCCGCCGTGTTGAGAGAATCAAGCTCCTCGGAAGATCCGCTAAACAACTTCAGCGAGTTCTTGTCAGTGGGGAAGACGTAGTAGATTCCGTTCGCAACACCTGCAGATACATTGCTGATGGTCACCTGATCACCAGCAACGAACGGATGGTTCGGGACCGTGATGGTGTCGTCCGTATTTGATGACGCTACAATAGCATTGACCGATGCAATCCGGTTGAAACCGTTATCAAGCGCTGACACAGGCACGCCAGCATTGTAGGAGGCCTCCATTATCAACGGCAGGCCGTCGTTGTAGAAGTCGCTGACGCCCTGCGTTACGTCGTACCCGGTGGTGTTGTTCGACAGCTCAAAGTAGTACCGGTTTGAACTAGTGAGGCCTGATGAAAGAGCAACCGGAGATGATCCGGTTTGAGCCGATCCTTGGGAAAGGTGCAAGGTGCAGACCCCTCCGCCCTTCACGTTCACGAACATCGCGAAACCCTGTCCGGCTGTGGTCGATGCTACAGTCCACAGGTTTGGAGCCACACCAACCTGAACAACCTCGATCCGATCACCGGACTCCATGTCTGGCGGGACGTTGAGAGTCACCGTATCGTTGGTAGTATCAACATCCGCACCGGTGAAGTAGTACCGGGCATTGCCGGGTCGCAACATCACCACCGCATTGGTTGCCTGCATCAAACGCACCGGGCTGTAGATGTCGTGCCCGTTTAGCGGGATCTCCAGGTTCGACTGGTTGGGTCGTACCAAGTACATCCTGCCCTGACCGCCATCTTCTGTTGCCAATGTACGGGCCTCGTTGGTGGCTACAACTAGGGCTTGGTAGCCGGTATCAGGATCTCGAAAAGGCAGCACACCGAGGATGTCGGTGAAGGCATCTGTAGAGCTGTAGAATTGGACGTTCTTGTTTACCGGCGGCCCAGCAAACGAGATTGCCGCCGTCGACATTGAGACGTTGGTGTTTGCGTCCAGAATGCATCTGGTGCCATTAGGGAACACCAATGAGTTTATGCTTTGATCGGAGCAAACGATGGATCCGGCAGGGATAGTGGTTCCGCTCACTCCCACCGCTGTTGCCGAGCTAGAAGTGACCGTGACCGTCCTGGTTGCAGTAGTCCACTTACCGCCCCACTTAGGCTGCACAATGCCCCACCTGTTCGTGATGAGCTGATTCTGGAAGATCCTGTTAATCGCCTGGCTGACGTATTGCGCCGGCACCTGGGCGGGATCTAGGCGCGAGATGACTCCCTTGAAGCCATCGTCGACCGACATGATCTCGGGTAAGTCGGGCATATTAGCGACCTGGAACAATTATCTGGCGCACATACTTCTCTTGAAGAGCCACCTTGTCGACCTCCTTGGTCAGCTCAACCTCACCGAGCTCAAGGAAAGTGTTGCCCAGGTCGATCTTGCCATCCACCCGGAGCATCTGGCCGGCGGCCTTGAGACTGCACACCTCACAGAACCTGTAGGGGAAAGCGTAAGCGGTAGCCTCGCCGGCAGTCGACAGCAGCGGAGGGCTCTTGCGGAACTCAATCCAGGCGTACGGGAGCTGCTCACCAATCAGGATACCGTAATCGGTAAGCGTGTAGGCTGGCTCATGCTGCCTCCAGGTTATCCGGGGGTCAGCAGGCCACACACTGAATGTCTCGCCAATCTCGACAGCCCGGGTAGTCCCGCTTGGGTTGAGCTGTTGGTTGATGTAGCGCAGGAACTTGTTCAGTTGTCCCCAGAAGGAAGCGTTGGTGGGAACAGTTCCGGCGGAAGCAGTCGCAAAGAGCTGGTAGTATTCCTGGTCCTCAGGGTACAGCACGATGTCGCCGATGTTGTAGACGGTCGTCGTGTCCCAGGTCGCAGTGCTTCCGTAGCTCGGCTGTGCCAACCCCCAGTATTGGGAGTTCAGTGTACCTCCAGGGCCGTTGAGAGTCGGAGGGTTGTTGGAGTTGATGGCCCCAACGTACTGGTAGTATTTCTGCTCTGTGGGGTAGTAGACCACCATGCCACCGGAGTAGACCTGCGCCGCGCTGTAGTTGGGCGCAAAGAACTCCTGCTGATACACGGTCTGCTCGGGCCAGTTGAAACACTCCCAGGCGCTCCTCAGTGACATGGAGATGAACGTGCGGAAGAGATTGGACTCCTCGGTCGTTAGCGATGAGAAAACGCGCCCAGTGAGCTCACAGGCACGTTGCAGGACATAGTCGTAGGTGACGGTTCTCATTTCCAAGCCTTACAGGACCAATATTTAGCGGAGAGTTTAGTACCGGGATTGTCGCAACCGTGACGGGCGTTGAAGCTCTTCTTGTTGTCCGGGATGTGCTTCTTGATGGTCATATCCGGGTCGCCGAAACGCACCAGGGCAACCTTGCCGTTTTCCTTAGCGAGCACCGCGGACTTCTTGCTTTCGCCAGGGGTGGCCTTGGGCTTGTTATAGCCCGAGAACTTGTTTCCCTTGTAGTTGATCATTGGCTCTTCGGTAAAACATACCAACCTGCCGGCAGAGTGACGGTGGATGGCCCCACCAGCTTCTTGTCGGCATCGAAAGCATAGACGCTGGCCTTGACCGGCTGTGCCAGCATCACCGGATCACCGCTTGGCACCAGGACCACCCTGGTCATCTGGCAACCCAGGCAGATCGGCAACACGGCCAGCCAGATCATCCTTGAGAATCTTTGGTGCTTGGCCATGTTGCACATCGGTAGGTGGTGTTTCGCGGAGCCAGTCGAGCAGAGCCTTGAGGATCTGGTAGATCCAGTTCACTCGGGTTTCTTAATTTGGGGCACCTCGGTGGCGTCCTTAGCCCAGATCAAGCCAATGCCAGCGGTCACCGCGGCAATGGTCGTAGTCAGATCGACATTGGTCGAGGGGTCACCATCGAAGATAGCCTTCAAGGCCCCACCAACTGCGACGAGGATTGCACCTACACCGGCGAGAGTTGTTTTCGTGTTTTTCATTTAGATCTAAATATTCGATATGCTCCGTAACAGGCGCAAACTAAGCCAATCAGCGCAGTGATAAGCCTTACCCAGTCGGTCAGCACTGGAATAAACGAAACAGCGGTGGCACCTGCCGCTGCTGCTAGGCTGAGTCCAGGGCTGGTGCTGCTGTTCGTTGGTTCCATTACTCGGATTTAGGCTGTGCGGATGCGACTATGAGGTCAACAAGCGGAAGGGCTGCACGGGCGTTAGCAACGCCACCAGCCTTAACCGCGATGTCGATGAGTTGGAGGAGGCTATTTACCTGCTCGGTGCTGAGTTCGATCTTGATCATGCGGAGGGAGCGTCAGCGATAACCACAGGCTCCGCAACCTTAACCGGAGGCGGCACCGGCACCCACGGCAACGGAGGAGCAATCACAGGAGGATTGATCTGATTCTCGATCTGCTGCGTCACGTTCGCCTCAATAGCCGCTTGATCGACTCCGTTGGCGTAGCACCAACCAAGCACCTGCGCTTCGGTCAGGTCAGGATATGGCGTGAACTCACCAGACGGCGGTTGGAACGAGCAGGAGCCGTAGCAGGTGCCGCTGTATTGATCCTGAGTGCCGTTGCAACGCCAGTCGGCGGTGATGACGACATCGGTGAGGGAGCCTTCGGTCGGGCGGACGAGAAGGCGTTCGATGATCCAGAGGATGGTCATATTATTAGGCGTTCTTCAGAGCGTTGACTTCAGCGGTAAGTTCTTGGATGGCGGCAACCAAGATGGGGACGATGCGAGACATATCAATCGACTGAGCGTTGATGCTTCCGTCTTCGTTCACGGCATCCTTCTCGCCAGTTACAGCGGCAGAAACAACGGAGGCTAGTTCGTGAGCCAAGAAACCTTCACCATCGGAACCGTTTACCTTCCACTTGTAGATCGACGGCTTCAGAGCGGAGACGCGAGCCAAACCACCAACGAGCGGTTGGACATCTTCCTTCAACCGATAGTCTGAAATACTGTTGTAAGTGGTAGCAAGCGTTGTGACTGCAATGTTTCCAACGGAAAGAGTCTCTCTACGAAAATCAATTATAGTTCCGTCTGAAGTCAGACGATTCATAATCGAAGCGGAACCCGCATCAGCGGTGAACACTGATGCAGCGTTTCCGCCAGTACCAGTTTGCAGTTCACAACCAGTATTTGCGGCTGAACTTGAAGTCTTACCAACAAATAACCGCCCACTCGCATCGAGGGTCATCTTGGCATCGCCAAACGAAAATGTACTTGCAGCGGCACCAGAAACAGCATTTAGCCAATAATGCGCTCCATTGTAGATACTGTAACCAGCAGCGGTTCCAAGAGCTTTGCGCGTGTAGTTAGTTCCGTTTTCAAACGTATTTGCAAAGAGGCCAATGGTTTGCTGTGATGGTTGAGAAGTTAATGTTCCAGAACCAATATCAAGTGAGCGAAAACTTCCCGACCACGCACTCGGCGTAACCCCCACGCCCAACCCCGTAGAGTTGAGGCGCATTTGCTCGGCTCCATTTACATCAAACCTCATGTAGTTTGACGTATGGTCGTAAACAATAGCCCCTACTGTATTGCTGTCACCATCACCGAAATAGAAGTTCGATCCTTCGGTATTCTTGGCTAACAAATAAAGGTTAGCGTTGCGATTCGCGCTCGAAAAATAACCGTTGAAATTGTCAGCGGAAGTTCCAGCAGTTCCAAGATTGGCCGCATGGAAAATACCGCTCGGACTCGCCGTACCAACACCCACCCGATTGTTCGTCGAATCCACCTTCAACACGTTCGTGTCCACCGTCAGATCGCCGGTGATGGTGGCGGAGGCGAGGGTGGCGGTGCCGCCGGATCCTAGGATCTGGTTGGTGGTGATCTTCTTGGTGACGCCTCCAACATCGACCACAGGCAACACATCGGTGGCCGGGGTAAGCGTTGTGATTGCTGTTAGCTGTGAGATCTTAAGGTCTGCCATATTATTGGATTGCTAGGACTAGTTTGCCGCCGTCTTCCTGAACGAGGAAGTCACTGGCTTCAGTGAGTAAAGAGTCGAATGTTCCGAAAGTAATAACCAGGTGACCGCCGTCTTCTTGCACCAGGTAGTCGCCGTTTTCGCAAAGGATGTCTACGCGCTCGATGGGAGGATCAGGCGGAATGCCACCAGCGCCAAGGCGATGATGACCTCCGAGTCCTAGTCCTAGTCCAAGGCGTGCCATTGTTAGGCGTACTTGCGGTTGTAGGCTATCACAGAGCCGCTTGAAATCGTGACCGAGGTCCACACACCAGCGATCTCATCGCCAGCCTGTAGCGTCACGCCGGCTGGGAAGTTGGTGATGTTGGACACGGTAGCGCCGAGGATGGTGATCTCAAGAGCGTGCAGTGACTGGAAGTTACCGGTCACAGTGCCGGATGCACTGGAGATGTACTTGCCACCGTATTCGCCGGCGAGCTGACGATTAGATCCAACATTCATAATGGAAATTTCTGACTGCTTCTTTTGGCTCCTTCGAAACCAACTTGCAAGCGAGTACCTCCCGATTTTACACGCACCTCGGGATTGTCGCGCTCGACCTCTCGCAGGAACTGGCCGTCCCTCCAGCAATCGTACCCGAGACGAGTGCCCCAGGCGTGGTAGAGGGTTGGGTCAATACGCATCCGCAATCGTCCGATGCCATCAATAGACCGGATGTCTCGTTGGGAATCCTTGGCGATGCGCTTCTGGTCTATTCCAGCCTGCACCCAGTCCTTCTGGATGCCTCTCTGGAACTCTTTGATAACTGCAATGCGGAGTTCTCCGGGAAGATCGTCCAGAGCGTTTGCGATGACTGAAGATGCGTTCTGTTTCATTCTAAAAAAGAAGGGAGGCCCCCGGAAATTTCCAGTAGCCTCCCCCAATTTGCAATCAAAGATTAGGTTGTACCGTTGAACATACCGAAGCCAGACGGGTTTTTACAAACCAGACCAGCGATAGCTTCAACCAAACGAGCAGGACCGCCGCCGGCGTCAGGCAACTGCTTCACCTGAGGCAACTTGGCATAACGCACCTCGACCATGTCCATAGGGATGATGTAGCCCTTGGTGGCTTGAGAAACAAACGTGGTTCCATCCTTAGCACCGATAAAAGTGGAAGGATGCAGAATAAGCCGTCCAAAGTCGCCCTCGAAAATATCGATTGAAGACTTGAATGTGTCGCTAGCCAAGTCTTGGTTGAAGGTGCGGACGCTAGTGGCTGCAATACCGTTAGTCGTGGTGGTGACAGCGGTAGTGGAAGCCGTCAGGTTGGTGAACGTACGCTTGAGCGTGGAACCCAAGATACAGTCGTAGTCGCGGAAGGTGCCGGTGTTGCCGTAAATGGCAGTCAGCACGTTCTGGATGACGGCTTCGGTGATCGAAGCCGTAGCAGTGCTGATAACAGCGCCGGAGGCCGGCTTAAAATCCGAACCGGAGGCGACCGCGCCAATGTTTCCAGCGCTGTCGGCAGTGAGCCAGTTACCAAGGGAACCGGTCAAATAAGCATTTGATCCGTTGTCAGCAACAGCGGCTTGATTGGCACACATGAAGGTCGCCTCCATGTCTCGCTTCAGCTCAACTAGCTTCTTGGCAATACCGTTGGCCAACTCATCGGTCACACCAGCGACGTCCTGAGTCTCAGCGATAAAGCCGACACGCAGATCTCGGCGGAAAGCCTGTGCGTAGTTGTTCAAACGGGTACGAGAAACCACCGCGTTAGAAGCGTTGGCAACGGTCACATCGGTGCCATCAACAACGCCACCCATTTTCGGGGCTAGATAATTATCTACGAGCCAAGAAAATTGCATATTTCCGATGTCTTTTCCTTTCGGAGACATTGAAATAAACGGGGTCGATTTCGCATCGACAATGGCAATGTAGTCGGCCAGATCTTCCCGAGCGGCGGACGTATTAGCGAGCGGCGTAGAACCGCCCTGGTTAGGTTGCAGTAGTGGCATAAATTAGAGAATCCTTTTCAATACTTGAGCCAATTCAGACGTACCTCCTGTTTTTTCAAACCGAGACTTAGCAAACTGCAGGTTAGCTTTGGCTGCATCCTTTTTTACGGGAGCAGCAGTGGGCTTTCCTGGCTGGCTTGGAGCTTTTGCAGGAACACGGACTGGGGTTTTACTTTTCATTTCACGTTCCATTCGCAACCTTCTTCCTTCTAGGAAATCTCCAACAAGCACCTGGTGCTCCGGTAACGCGGAGAGTTGTGGCAACTGCCGCAACACTGCCTGCGCCTCGGTGTACTGAGCGCTCTTTCGATCCTTCCAGAACGGATAGATCTGCTCTGCGATAGGCTGGATCTGCTTGTAGTTGTTCAGGAACCGGGCTCTCGACGGGATGTGCATATCCAGTGCGTCTTCAACGCGCCGCTTGATCTGCTTGATCTCGCTTGAACTGTATTCCTTGTCACCTATTTCGCAGCCGTCGATGTTGTCCTCGCACCAGCGTTTGAGATCTCGGGCCTTGTTCCACTCTTCATCGAGTTTCTTTGCGTCCCAGACATCAGCAAACGGATCGGCTTGATTCACCACCGGCACCGGCCTATCCGACTGATTTTGCTCCAGCTTAGTTTTGGTTTCGTTCAGCTCCCGCTCTAATGCATCGGCTTTTTCTAAAGCCTCCCGCTTTTGACGGGTCAGCTTGTCGATGCGTTTACGGTAGCCAGACGGTTCCTCCTCAGCTTGGTCTTCGGTCTTATTATCAGAAAGAACATCCTCAGGCGACTCGGCCTGATTATCCTCTTGTTCAGCGGTAGGATCCGCTTCCTCGGCCTGAGACTCCGCATCCGCGGACTCGGGCTCTGTGTTTTCCTCGATTTGCTGCTTTGGCGTTTCTTCCTCCCCACTGAATCGTGTCTTCAGTAGCTTTGCCAGCGCCCCCTCATCGAAGTTGATTGGGTTCGGCAATTGGGATCGTACCGTGTTTTCTCCAGGTGTCGCTTCCTGCTTAGTATTGATTGAATCCATGCTGTTTAGACCCTGCAAGCTGGGTATTGTGCGCCATGGTTGTTAAGGTCAACCAAGAAACCGTTGTGGTAAAGAGGTACTACTTGGATTGATCCGTCAAACCATTAGCTGCCCTCAAATTGTCAATGTAGCTCGATAAATCCTTGAGTGAAGAAGCTCTACCACAGTTGTAAGCCCTTCCTGAGTCCGTTAAATCGGACTGCACGCAACTCAATACTTCGGACTCAATCATGTCCGACAGCATTTGCAGCAATGCAGCCATTAGCGGTGAATTGTCCCCCGCTGAAACGAAGGCCTCTTGGATTTTAGCGTCTGAAAGTCTCATTGTTGAACTCCTAGGCGTCCGGTCACAGCGTTTTGCTGCTGTTGAACCGAGAATTGCAGATTTTCTATGTATTTCTGCAGGTTAGCTTGGAACAACTGGTCCTGCTGGAGCTGTTGCTGGTACTTCGGATTGCTCTGGAGCACCTGCTGACTGAATTGCAGCCGCATCGCTGCCGTAGGGTCGTTCTCGCGCAATTGCGGAGGGTTCCCGAGGCTTATCAGAGCCAATTCATCGTTGGTTTCGTTGAACATTTTCTGGCTTGCAGGCCCCTGTTGCATCACCAGCTCGCTTGCAAGGTTCGGATCAATGGCCCGGAGCGCCACAGAGATCAACTTAGCCCGGTCAATGACGCCGGCAGTGTCCAGAGGCAGCACCAGGGTGCTGATAGCCTTCAGCTTCTCGGTGACCAAGTCGGTGGAGAGCTCCCGGACATCGAACTTCAGCATCACGTCGAAGTCTTGGATGTCTTGAGGCAATGCAGTCTGCGAAGCGGTCACGCGCTGGATCTCTTCAGGCCCCACATATTGCAGGGTCAACGTCAGTACCTGGCGGAAGGCCTCGGTCCAACCATGCAGCCAGTTGTTGATGATGCGCTGCTGCCGCATCTGGGTCACCGCGGGGGCCACCTTCTCGGTGGGTCGCCCAAAGTAGCGGTCAGTCTGTGCCATCACCGCTTCAATGAGCTGGAATGCCACTCCAGGCTCACGGGCAGGCGGTTGTAGGAACCCTATCTCGCCGCGGCGTAGCACCGGGATCTGGATGGCCGGCCCGATCTTCAGGTTACCGCCCCGAGTCTTGGGCACCTCGATGGGAGGCAGTGTGGCCAGGCTGGTGTAATCGAAGATACTATCGCGCTGGGCCTTCACTTCCTCCTGCCAGGTCATGCACACCTCGGGCACACCGCGGCTCTCGCAAATCTGCCGATGGATCATCTCGGAGCGCCAGATAACAAACGGATACTGCCCGTGCCCGTAGTCCAATGCCTCAAAGTAGCCCCACTTGTCCCCTACCTGCGGACTGAACACCGTGTAGAACACTCCCGGAACACCGTCTTCATCAATCGATTTCTGATAGGCGTACACGATCTCGATCAGGTTTTCACGGTCCATGACCGAGTTGTTGGCCAGGCCGCTGGTGTAGGAATAGTCCGCGTAGTTGCTAAACCGGCCCATCGTATTGATGGCTTCCTGCGCCCACTCCTCATCCCAGTCGTCGGTCTTCACCTTGTTCAGCAACTGGGCCTCGGTCATGTAGTAGCGGCGGAACACCACCCGGGCACTCTGGATGTCGGTGGTCTCCGGGGGGAACGCCAGCTCATCCCAGGGGGCTAACGCGGCTACCATCGGCTTGTTGGTGACCATGGTGGGCACCGGGAAGTCGCACTCGCCCTCGTCACGCAACTCGCGCACAGCCTTCAGTGCTCGGCGCTTCTTCAGGTTGGGAAAAGCAGCCATGATCAGTTCCGCGGACTGGTCATCGGCCTCGGGGTTGGCAATGAGGTTGGGGAAGTCGGCTAGCACTGATCCCTCGGGCGATTGGGCGGCCAGTGCCATCACCTGGTCCATGGTAAGGTACTGCTCCTTCTGCCCCATCTCCTGCTGCCAGGTGATGTGGACGCCGGCCCATCCGTAGGTCCACAGGTACTGCGATAGCAACTCAACGTCCCGGGTCAGGTCGTTGTACATCTTCGCATTCACAGTCCAATCCATCAGGTTGTGGGCGGTCACAGCCTGATCGAGCTGGCTGACGTTGGTGGGTGATACCCGGAGCATCGAGCGCCAGAAGGCAGTCGAGCACAGATCCACCATCCCGTTGATGACCTCATCGGCTAGCGGGATCCTAGTGTCACTAGCACCGTCCCAGGGGAACGCAGGCTTATTACGGCCACTGTCGTTCCACTTCTTGCCGTCGTCGGTTTGTCCTGGCCATTGGCAGAACCTTGTATTCTGAACACGTTCAGAGCGGGATGTTTGACCGAAGTCGGTTGCACTACGACGCAACTCCTCGGTGAGAGCTGACACATTGGGCTCGGGTCCAACCCGGGCCATCACATCCGTTGCCGTCTTGTATGAATCGCCTTGCATAGGTTCAGAGATTAGTATCCACCGCCGCCGCGGGAATTGAAGCCCCCATTGCCCACGTAAGCAAGGCCCGAGACCAAAAGCATACCGATGCAGTCGATAGGATCCTTGCTAGCCCCCTTCTGCCCATCCCTGCCTGTGTGCTCTGATAACGCGTAGATCAGGTTGCTGCAGTTCTTGACCACATACAGCGCCGGCTCGTTCAACGGGGTAAGCGCCTGCGTAGCATCGTAGGACAGCAGGCTGTTAATAGCGCTCGTCCTCTGGTCCACAGGCACGCCAGGAGCCGGGATGAAGGCCATGCCCTCGTCATTGGGATTGTCGGACTCAGCCAGTAGGTCGATGAGCGTGGTGCCCCCCTGCTCCGATAGTGCAGGGCTACCGCCGGCCTTGGGATCAATCAGTCGCATCACAGGCTCCCCATAGCCTAGCTCCGCCTCAATGGTTCTAAACATGGTCCGATACTCCGATATCGACCGGCCTGCATCCAGTGTCTGTGCTGGGCCTGCCTTGCCGTCATGCTTCTCGCTCGGGAACGTCCACTCGCCGTAGTTGGCGTAGTCGGGGAACTCCCGCACCACGATCCGCCGGCCATTCTCATAGACCAGCATCCACATACAGAACCAGTTCCGAGCGCCGGCAGGGTCGCATACCATGTACAGCGTCCCCCCAGGAGGCACTGCCTCGGGCTCGATGCAGTGGATGTCGACTCTGAACCTAGCGAAGGCCTTCCCAATGTTGTCAGAAGCCCACCCATAGGCCCGGGTCAATATCTGCCCCATAGGTGCCGTGATTAGCTTCAGCTTCATCTCGTCGAACGGGTTGTAGGGGTTGTCCTCGCTAAAAAAAAACACCGTCCGCCTATTGGTCTGGGCCTGCACCATCGTCCTGGCTGCTTTACCCACAGGCCATGTAGGCAGCGCCTGCTTGCCCTTCAGCAGCTCGGCCTCGTCGAACCGAGTGATAGCAGAGCCGGCGGTGTACTCCTTGTAGACACTGGCTACGCCCTCCAATGGCGTCTGTGTCACCAGTAGCTTACCGCGGCGTGTAATGAGCCGGTAGCGCAGAGTCTCAACCCAGCTCTGTGGCACCAGCTCATCGCACCAGATCATGTCCGCTTCCCGCCCCTCAATAGTGTTCTCCGACTGCGTGTAGTTCAGGAAGTCGCACCGAGAGCCATTAGGGAGGATGAATGAACCATCGGTGAAACCATTCTTCCGGCTGTAGTTGAGGTAGTGGATCCTGCCTTTCTTGGTGCCTCGTAGTGCTACAGGCAGGTAATTATATATAGCGGGTTGCTGCACTGTTACACTAGTGGCATGGCTAGTATGGCAGCACAGTACCGCGGCGTTCTCCTTCTCCAGCAGCGTCTGCACCACTCGCCGGGCTGCCCATAGCGTCTTACCTGCCCGGTTGCCGCCGGATACCAACAGCTCCTGGGTGAGTGCGTACTCGGTGTTGCCGATCTCCCAGTGGTCGGGAATGTAGCCGTAGGTATATGGGTCGGCCTTTTCTAAGGTTACGAGCTGGGTGCGCTTGAGTCGCAACTCGACAGCCCTAGGGTGCGCGGCGTCTACCCGGGGTATAACAGGGTGCAACGGCTGTTCGTTCCACCAGGCTGTGTTGCACGCCTCGGTGCAGAAGCGTTTCTGCTTAGGGCCGGTGTGGTGCTTGAGGATAACGAATGGCTTGGAGCAGAGGAGGCAGAGGGGGGTGGACATTTGTTAATATTTTTCGCTTTGGTTTACCCGTCGCCTTTTGGCGCTGCAGCCGATGGCCTGACCCCCTCCCCCCATCCTGCCTTGGCCTGCTTGGTGCCGGCCTTGGCGGAGGGGTAGGACATTGGCCTTTTGAACGGTGGCAAAAGTGCGTTTGACCCAATGTTTACGGGCGTTTGCTGCGTGATTTTGTGTCGAAGTGAATATAACTGCTATTGTGCATCTGACTGCCATAAACAGGCCTAAATGCGTGGTTTCTGCGTGGTCACTTGTGGTAGGGGTAGGACATTTCGGGCCATTACCTAAACCAAGTCATGGGTCTGCTCGTCGTTCACTGGGGTCACATCACGGTCCTTTAGGTCTGCCATCAGGTCACGGTGGCTTACTGATGCTGTCATATTAAGATGTATACTGGTGGGCTGGCCCTTCAGTGTGGATAATTTGTCCAAAGTGATTCCTATCGCTACGGGTAAAGTGCGATCATCAATGAATTCAATTGCTGATTCAGCAAGACGTTTAGTGCCTTTCCATATAGCAACCTCCATGAATCCGACAACATCCTTACGCCATTCTTCTTCAGTCTCTGGGTAGTCATGCGGAACCTTAACACCTCTAACATATTTGAACACTGTGCTTTCTATGAAACCAGTCTCTTTCGCTATGGTCTCAAGTGTCTTGTTGAGTATTACTCCTTCTACAATCTTATCTGCCTTATCTTGTGTAAGTGTTGATTTGTGATGTTGTGTTGGGTTGTGCGTCTTCTCGTAACCAAGATCACTAGCCGTCTTCAACACCTTGTCGATCATCTCTTGCTTGAACTTGCCTTTGCCATTCAAGATCTGATTAACACGCACTACATTTACGCCACAGGTCTTTGAGATAGTTTCCTGTGATACACGTCCTACTGGTATTCTGCCATCAGGCTTACCCGACATACGGTTTAAACCCATAGGGATATTCGCCCCAGTGGTTGAGATGTTTTTTCGGCTGCATAGCATAATGCTTCACATCGCACAGACTCAGCCTAACCGCGGCAGCATAGTCCTCGCTGAGGTACTCATACTCTCCTGGGCGGCTGTCCATGGCGAACGGCATCCACAATGTCGGGAACTGGTCAACCCTCACATCCTTGCACCAGTCGATCCGATAGGGGTTTGGCACCTCTGACCCTCCGAGCGTATCAAGTGCGCTCATAAGGCAACGTCGAGGGATTGCGAGGCATCCCGATGCGAACATTCGGATCGGTACTAGCTCTGTGGCACACTCGGCATCCGAAGTCTGCATCCTTAGAGCTTTGACGTGCTCGGTGTCGATACGCAGGGCCGGCCTTAGCGGAAGTGCTCGGCAGGGGTAGGGTATGCACACGGTCGCCTGGTGCTCATGGGCGAGCTCTGCCATGCGGATAATGTCTTTCGGGTCGAACTCGATATCGTGGTCGATCTGGATCCATACATCTTTGCCACTGTCTAAGAACCACTTGGTAGCGCGGCAACGGCTTCGGGATATCAAAGCATCCTCTCGGATGGTCCGTAGATCTGTCTGGCGATCACTGGTACTAAAGTTGGCTGTTAGGCCTACCCAGGACATAAGACAGGCTGCACTGATACCACCGTAGGCATACAGGCTTACGTGTATCGAGGGCCTTGTGCCTGATGTAGTAGGCTCATGCACCACGGCTGTAGCCTGTGGAGCGTGGATGAACGGGTCGTTCATGTTGATTGCTGCGGTTGGATTGTTCATGGCTGTTTCAAATCGTGTTTGATTCTATCGGATGCGAGTATTGCTTCGTGACCTTTGGCTAATATGTATGTGATTGATCCTCTTGATACACCAATTGCTTTGGCGGTGTCGTCCAGTGTTAGGCCTAGCTGCCTGAGTTCGTATGCACGCTGACAGAACTCCGGTGTGTACTGCTCGGGGTCGACGTGTATCTCCTCCTCGATGCCCGGGTCAAGCGAGCCGTCGTCGTGGTATTTCTGGGATAGCGGGTAGGACATGAGGCCCTTGTCGATGGCCCACTTGATAAGCCTGGGCGCTTCGTTCAGGAGTTTGGTGCGGTTGAGATCGTATTTGATGTTCATTGGAAGCTCGGTGATGGGTC